GTAATCTTAGGAGGTAATCAAAGGTATCGTGCTTGTTTAGAATTAGGCATCCAAGATGTACCTATTATCAAAATGCCTAACTTAACCGAAAGGGAAAAGCAAAAGTTACTCGTAATTGATAACACTCACTATGGAATGTGGGATATGGATATGTTAGCAAATAATGATTGGCAATTAGAAGATTTAAGCGATTGGGGTGTTAATGTTGACTTTCTCGTTCCAAGTAATGAAGAACCAAAATCAATAGACAATACCAAAAAAGGAAAGGTTTGCCCTAATTGTGGCTTATCTTTGTAAAATATAGAAGAAATTAAGAGAATATGGCAAATGAACATAATTTAATCCCAGCACAAAAAGGCGAGGTAAGAAACCCAAAAGGTAGGGGTAAAGGAGTTCAAAACTCAAAGACTCGTTTACTTAGATTACTTGAATTAGTACAAAAGAAACGCAACCCAATTACAGGCGAAGAAGAAGATTTTACTGTGCTTGAATTGATGGATATGCAAATGATTAGTAAAGCATTAAGAGGCGACCAAAGAGCCTATGAGGCAGTAGTCGATAGATTAGAAGGTAAACCAAAACAAACAACCGACATAACCGCTGACATTAAAGGTAATGTGCAAATCACAATAGAACCAGATGCAGATTGTAAGCCAATTGAAGATTAAAGCTACACCAGTATTCTATGCCAATAAAAAGGCATACGAGGATGGTTATCCAATAATATGCAATGAAGGTGGGTCAAGGTCAAGCAAAAGTTATTCTGTTGTTCAGTTGTTAATTCATATTGCAATAAGCAATCCTAATACAAGGATTTCGTGCGTTTCACATTCCCTACCACATATTAAGCGTGGAGTTTATAGGGATTTCAAAGGCATAATGGAACAATGGGGGATATGGGATGAAAAGGATTTCCGATACACCGATTTCATTTATACGTTTAAGAACGGCTCTTATATTGAGTTATTCGGATTAGAAGACCCTGATAAAGCAAAAGGACCAGCAAGGGATATACTATTCGTAAACGAGGCAAACCTAATTAGTAAGGCTTTGTTTGACCAGCTTTTAATTCGTACAACTGGACAGGCATTTTTAGACTGGAATCCAGCAGACTTTATTTCTTGGGTTTATGAGGTAGCTGATAACCCAAAGAACAAACGCATCCATTCTACCTATTTAAACAACATAACTAATCTTAGCGAAAGCCAAATAAGAAACATTGAGCAGTACAAGGATTTGCCAGATGACTTTATGTGGAAGGTTTACGGAATGGGACAAAGAGGAGCAGCAAAGGAAATTATTTACACTCAATGGAAGCAATACGATGAAGCACCAGATGGGGATGTATTCTATGGATTGGACTTTGGTTATGTGCATCCAGCTGCACTTATTAAGGTTACGCATTATGAAGGACAAAACTACTTTGAGGAAATTGTTTATCAAAGCGGATTAACTCTTAGCGACCTATCAAGATTGATTAAAGAGAAGTTGCCAGAACGTGCGACAATCTATGCCGATGCTGCCGAGCCTAAGTCTATTGAGGAACTTTACCGACAAGGATTTAACATTAAACCAGCGCAAAAGGATGTATGGGCTGGGATAGTAAAGATGAAATCTTATCCAATAAACTTGCACTACAATAGTAAAAACCTAAGAAGGGAGTTTATGTCTTACAAATGGAAAAAGGATAAAAACGATAACGTAATTGAAGAACCTGTAAAGGCAAACGATGACTTAATGGATGCTTGTAGGTATGCCGTGTTTACGCATCTTACTAAGCTAAAATTTGAGGTGTCGGTATTTTAGGATAAATTGTCTAACTTTGTTAAAATTCATATATAATGGGATTACTTGACTTTTTTGGTAAAAGACAAAAACTATCTACTGTACTACCTCAAATTCCTTTTAACGGACAAGTTGCGATACAACAAGGGATAATAACTTGGCAAGGTGGCGATAACATTAGCTTTGTTAATGATGGGTATTCAGCAAACGATATAGTTTATTCAATCGTGAAATTAATTGCGGATAAAGCAAAACTTGCTCCATTCCACGTTTATAGAGTGGTTGATGAAACTTCTGCAAAGAAATACAAAGCGTTAATGAGCCAACCAGATAAGATTGAGAACTGGAAGGATGTTGAGAAGCTACATAAGAAAGCGTTTGAAATATATACAAAAGATGCACGATTAAACGAGTTATTAAAATATCCTAATGAGGAAGATACATTTGGCGATTTTGTAGAGGCTTGGTGTACTTTTAAGTTAGTTACTGGTAATTCTTTTGTTTACGCAAAGATGATTGAAGGTGGAAACAATGATGGTAAGCCGTATGAAATGTACGTGCTTCCTTCTCAATATATGTACGTGTTAGCGGACATTCAAAATTTCCCTCCAACTATTAGCGGTTACCAATTGAACTATGGTCCACTTTGGAACTTTACTAAGCAAGAGGTACTACAAGATAAATACATAAACTTACAATGGAATACAACTGGGAATCAACTATATGGTCAATCTCCTTTGATGGCTGCTGCGAGAAACTTGACTCGTTCGAACGAAGCGAAGACTGCGGCGGTTGCATCTTTCCAGAATGGTGGTCCAGCTGGAGTTCTTTTTATGAATGATGAACGCTTTGACCCTATTAGTGGAACACAACAAGCACAAGCACTTAAAAAGGCAGTGAGTGAAAAAGGTGGCTCTGCTAACTTTAATTCAATTGCGGTAAGTGGTTACAAAGTAGACTGGAAACAAATCGGATTAAGTCCTGTTGAATTAGACATTATCGAGAGTGAGAAGTGGGATATGAAAGCACTTTGTAACATTTACGGAGTACCTTCTCAATTATTAAACGATGCTGATAACAAGACTTACAACAACCAAAGAGAAGGCGAGAAAGCATTGACAGTTCGTTGTGCTATTCCTTTGTTAGTTGGTATTAGGGATAATTTAAATCGTAAACTACATTCTGATTGGGGTTATCGTGGAACTGATATTTACGTTGACTTTGACCCAACTGTTTATGGTGAATTAGAAGCTAACAAATCGGAGCAAGTAGAATGGTTAGATAAAGCGTGGTGGATTGCACCTAAGCAAAAGATGGATATAATGGGATTAGAGATTCCAGATTACATAGATCAAACTGAAATGGAAAAACTATACATTCCATCAAGTTTACAAAGTCCAGATGAATTTCAACCATTAACGCTACCTAATGAATAGTCAAGACATTTTAGATAAGTTATTTGATTTAAAGGTTGACCTAAAAGCCGACCTTAGCGAGGTTATTGATGAAGTGTACGGCAAGTACCACGATACTGTGAATATGTCTTACTCGGAGTTAAAGGCTTGGAGTGAAACTAAATGCTCACGATTAGCATCATTAGATAGAAGTCCAGTAAATAGGAACTTAAATCTATTGAGCAAGAAGAAAGCTGATTGGGGTGCAAATGAAGTTAAGTCGGCAAATAGAACGATTAGCTTTGTTAGTAGAATGAAAAATATGGAGCAAGGTAAACCTGTAAACAAAGAGTGTCCATCTAAGAGGGATATATCCTTAAAGAATTGGGCTTTCAATCCTAACAAATGATTTGGCAAGATTATAGAAAACTATATTTAAACGCAATAAAAACCTACTCACCTAAGTTCAAGAAAGAACTACAAAGGCAAGTGGACACTTATTGCGATACCCAAGATTTAAACGCTATTAGCGATAAGAAGATAAAAAAGACCATCCAAAACGTTCATATTGCAATGGGCGTTAAGATGGCACAAATTTCCGAGAAGAACGTATCAAAGTCGGTTAAAGGTTATTTCGGTCCAGAGGAGTTTAAGAGTAAGCAAACGGACTTGTTTACTTATGTGATGTTGACTTACCTTGAATTAAAAGGTTTAGACAATATTGCGGCAGAGATAACTCAAACAACTAAAAACCAAATTCAACAATACTTAATGAAGTCAGTTGAGGAAGGTTTGACAATGCAAGAAACAATCAAGCTATTAAGAACGGCTGGGATAACGGATTACAGAGCAGAGATGATAGCAAGAACAGAAACAGGTCGAGCAGCGAACATAGGCTCAATGGTAGGCACGGCATCCACAGGACTTGTAACTATGAAAGAATGGATTGCTGCAAGGGATAACCGAACAAGGAGAGTTCCAAGAGATCAGTTTGACCATTATCATATGGATGGACTAAAAGTAGCATACGATGAAAAATTTAATGTTAAGACTAAGAACGGAGGTTTTGAGCAAATGTTACATCCTTGCGACCCAAGTGGAAGTGCTGGGGATGTTATCAATTGCCGTTGTACGTTAGGTTACGAAGCCGTGAGAGGCACAGATGGAAAGCCAAAAAGGTTGCAAGATAACCCACCAATGGGAGATATGGGGTTAGTTTGGAATCTAATAAATAATGTGGCTTTGATGCAAATTTCTAATTTAATAAGAGATTTGTTAGCAGATTAAAAAAAATTAATAACTTTGTTATATGAGTAAGATTGAAAACAAAAGCTACAATGATATGATTTTGGATATAGAGCCAGAATCAAGAACAGTAAAAGCGTGTTGGTCAAGAATTGGTAACGTTGATTTAGATGGCGATATTATCGTTGCTGAAGCGTTTACCAAGACTATCAAAGAACGTGGACCAAAAGGCAAGAATATGATTTGGTCTTTAGTAGACCATAAAGCTGATATGGCTCACACTTTGGGTAAGCCTAAAGAATTGTATATCGAAGGCGATATGCTTGTTGCGGTTACTGACTTAATAGAAACGGAATGTGGCGAAGATGCTATCAAGTTATATGAAGCTGGTTTAATCAATCAACACTCAATTGGTTTTAGTACGTTAAAGTCAGATGTTAATCAAAAGACTGGTGTGCGTACAATCACAGAGTTAAAACTATATGAAGGTTCAGCGGTTCTTTGGGGTGCTAATCCAGAAACTCCAACATTGGGTTTCAAGGGTGAGTTCAAAGAAACTAAAGAAAACTTATCAATAAGATTAGAAAACTTAATCAAGGCATTTAGAGGTGGAAGTTTCACAGACGATACCTTTGCTTTGATGGAGATTCAAATAAAACAAATACAAGCTGAATTATTGGCTTTGGAGATAACTGAAACAATCACTCAACCCGCTGAAGCAGTTGAGCCGACACCAGAAGTTGAAGAAAAAAATGATGAAGAAGTATTGAAGGCAATTAAACAATTTAACAATCTATTTAAAAAGTAAAAATGGAAAATTTAATCAATGAAATGGCTGAAAACCTTAAAGGTTTCCAAGCTAATGCAGAAGCTCAAATTAAAGAGGTATCTGCACAAGTAACTGTTGTAAAAGACGAGTTACAAAAGCAAATCGACGGACAATTAGCATCTCAAAAGAAAGCTGCTAAGAAAGAAGTAAAGTTTATGGATGAAGTTATCTTAGAGAAATTAGATGGTAACTTTGACGCAATGGAGAAGTCTTTGAAGAACAATGGTAAGTATCGTTTAGACTTATCTGATGTTAAGACAATGACTTTATCTGGTAACTTAACTGGTGATGCACAAGCATCTTATGCTCCTAATCCAGCTATCCAACCAGCACAAAGCATCAACTTCCGTGATTTAATCCCAACTGTAAGAAGCGAAAGCGGTCTTTATGTTTACTATCGTGAGAATAGCGGTTTGACTAATAACATCGCTGCTCAAACTGAAGGTTCTGATAAAGGTGAGAACAACTACTCTTTGACTGAAGTTAAAGTTGTAAACGATTACTTAGCTGGTTTCTCTACTTTCTCTAAGCAAATGTTGAAGTCTTTACCATTTATGACACAGACTTTACCAAGAATGTTACAAAGAGATTTCTTCAAGGCTGAGAACGCTGCGTTTTTCTCTACTGTATCTGGTGCTGCAACTGGTTCAACTACAACTGCTGAAACTAACGATTTGTTACAATTAGTAGATTATATCGCTAACCAAAAGACTGCGAACTTTGTTCCTTCTTATGCTTTAGTATCTCAAACACAAATGGGTCGCTTATTGAAAGCAACTATCGCTGCTGGTTACTATGCTGGTGCTGGTAGTGTTATCGTAAACCCTAATGGTGGTATCACAATCTGGGGAGTTCCTGTAATTTCTGCATCTTGGGTAACTGATGACAAAGTTTTAATCTTTGACAATAGCTACTTAGAGAGAGTTGAAGTTGAAGGTTTAGCTATCGAGTTCTCTTATGAGAATGGCGAAAACTTCCAAAAGAACTTGGTAACTGCTCGTATTGAGTGTTACGAAGACATTAACTTAATGTTGACTACATCTGCAATCTTTGCTGATATGGGTAACGTTAGCTAATTCTAAGGATTAGTAAATAATGACCCCTACCAATTCGGTGGGGGTTTTTTATTGGAATAAATTAAGTAATTTTGTAAAAAAAGGGTATGTCTTATTCTAATTATATTAATGATTTTAGTGCCGTTCCTATCGCACCAATAACAGAACCAGTTACTTTAGCAGAGGCAAAATTGTATTGCCGTGTTACTACAACCGCTGAAGATACCTTAATCACGTTGATGATTACACAAGCAAGAGAAGCTATCGAAGTGGCAACAGGATTGAGTTTAATC